ATTGCTTGGCATCGTCACAATGGTAGGCGAACTAGCAAATCATGAAATTGTGGGTGATTTGAAAGAAATTAAAAAGTCGGTCGGTGATGTGGTTTGCGCTTTGATTGTCTATTGTGCTTCGCACGACATTAGCTTGACCAAGTGTTTGGCAAAGGAAGATTTAGAATGAAACTTGACTTAACAATGATTGAGCTAAACCACTTGTGGAAAAGCCTAGAGCATTACGGAACATTTCACGGTGAAGTCATGAAGTCAATCAAAGACCAAGTAGACGCACAGCTATCCGTTCCTGCCGCGCCTGATGTAGTCGTGCCTCCAAATGACTGAAGAAACAATTAAGCGGCCTGTAGGTCGGCCAACACTCTATAGCCCTGACTTATGCGACAAGGTAATAGAGCTTGGAAAGATCGGCAAATCAGTCGAGCAAATTGCGTCGATATTAGGGTATTCCCTACGCACTATGTATTTGTGGCGTGACACATATGTAGAATTTATGCACGCGATGGAAGATGCCAAGCAATATGAACAATATTGGTGGGAAGAACAAGCACAGGCTTATCTAGTTGAGAACAAAGAAAGCGACAAACTCAATACGTCTTTGTGGTCGCGGTCAATGTCTGCACGATTTCCTAAGAAGTATCGTGAAAGTACAAAAACTGAGATTACTGGTGCTGATGGCACTTCACTGCTAGAAGGTATTCAAGTTACTTTTGTCATGCCAAAAACAGCCGAATAATGGAAGCTGACGTAAAGCAAGCAATAACAAATGCGGAATTCCCGCTAAAGCTGGCGTTTTTGTTTCAGCCGCAGCGATACAAAATTTGTTACGGTGGGCGAGGTGGTGCGAAATCATGGGGGATAGCAAGGGCAATGCTTATCCTTGGCGCTAAGAAGCCGCTAAGAATGCTTTGCGCCCGTGAGTTTATGACTTCTATGAAAGATTCGGTTCATAAGCTGCTGTCAGACCAAATCGTAGCTATGAACCTGACCGGCTTTTACGAGATTACCCAATCGTCCATACGCGGCAGGAACGGCACAGAATTTGCCTTCGTGGGCTTAAAGAACAACGTAGCTAACGTCAAGTCTTTTGAAGGTGTTGACCTTTGCTGGGTTGAGGAAGCACAGACGGTGAGTAAATCTAGCTGGAATGTCCTAATTCCAACGATTCGTAAAGAGCAATCTGAAATCTGGGTCAGTTTTAATCCGGAGCTTGAAACCGATGAAACATATCAGCGCTTTGTTGTTAACCCTCCTGATAACTGCAAAGTCGTTAAAGTTAACTGGCAAGACAATCCTTGGTTTCCGGACACTTTGGCGCTGGAAAAGGATGCGTTAAAAGCGCGTGACCCTAACGCATATAACACTGTTTGGGAAGGCTTATGCCGCCAGACTGTAGACGGTGCAATCTTTGCCCGTGAAATGCAATTGGCCGAACTTGATGGCCGAATCACTAAAGTCAAATATGATTCCACAAAGCCTGTTCACGCGGTTTTCGACCTTGGCTGGTCGGACGCTACGGCAATCTGGTTTGTTCAGTTCATCGGAATGGAAACGAGAGTTATCCGTTATTTGGAAGATAGCCAAAAGACAATTAGCGACTATTTGGCAAAGATGCAAACGTTTGGTTACGTCTATGAAACGCTATGGCTTCCGCATGATGCAGAGAACAAAACACTAGCGGCTAATGGTCGTTCCATTGACCACATTGTCAAAGCAGCGGGTTATAAAACAAAGATTATTCCTAGAACGCCTATAGTTGACAGCATCAACGCAGCGAGGACAATCTTTACTAACTGCTGGTTTGATAGAGAAAACACGCACGAAGGCTTACAATGTCTTCGGCATTACAGGTATGAAGTTGACGCAAACACTGGACAGTTTAGTAAAACGCCACTTCATGACAATTTTAGTCATGGGGCAGACGCTTTCCGAATGCTTGGTCTAATGGTCAGCGAACCAAGACAAAAACGCGCAGCGCGGATAAATTACGCGCCGCCACAAAGCTGGATGGGCTAATAAATGAGTGATTCACAATCTGATTACGATCCAATTATTGACGAAGCAAAGAAGTTTTTGCGCTTTTGCAATGATGCCGATACGATGAACCGGCAAGAAGCACTAGAAGACTTGAAGTTTGCTTCCGGTGGCGATCAATGGCCTGTTGACTTGCAGAACAGCCGTAATCTTGAATCACGCCCTGTGCTAACGATTAACAAGCTAGATGGTTACTGCCGTCAGGTTACGAATCAGCAGCGCCAGCAACGCCCACGCATCAAGGTTCACCCAACCAACACGCAAGCTAACAAGAAGACTGCTGAAGTCATTGAAGGCATTACGCGCCACATTGAACTAGCTTCTAACGCCGATAACGCTTATGACACTGCGTTTGACCATGCTGTGCGGATGGGTTGGGGCTTCTGGCGTTTGACTACGAAGTACACCAAAGAAGATAGCTTTGAGCAAGATATTTACATTGACGCTATCAATAACCCATTTACGGTTTACTTTGATCCTAATTCTGAGCGTATTGATGGTTCAGACGCTGATCGTTGCGTAATTACAACAATGATGCCTCGCGCTGAGTTTCGGATTAAGTATCCGGACTTTGATGATGGCGCATCGTTTCAGCCGCGTGGAACTGGCGACAGTCAAAGCGAGTGGATAACAAAGGAAGATATTCGGGTAGCTGAGTATTACTACGTTACCCGCGAACCGGACACTCTTTATCTGTTGAGTGATGGCAGTTCACGTTTTGCTGAAGGCAGTAAAAAAGAGTTTTTTGAACGATTGCAAGCTGTTGGCCTAGAAGTTATTGACGAACGCACATCGTTTAGAAAGAAAATTAAGTGGAAAAAACTTACGGCGATGGAAGTTATTGAGGAGGCTGATATACCCGGTGATTACATCCCTGTTGTGCCTTGCTATGGTCGTCATATTGTCATTGGCGACAAACGTAAAAAGTTTGGCATGGTGCGTCACGCTAAAGACGCTCAGCGGATGTATAACTTCTGGCAGACCACGATTACCGAATCTGTTGCCTTGGCCCCTAAAGCTAAATGGCTGATGGCTGAAGGACAAGAAGAAGGTCACGAAGCTGATTGGGCATCTGCTAACGTTAAATCTATGCCATTGCTTCGTTACAAGCAAACAGATATTGATGGCAATTCAGCACCAGCACCACAGCGTTTACAGCCTGAACCGCCTCCTACTGGTGTTATGGCTGCGTCTGCCGGTATCAATCAAGATATAGCTACGCTGATGGGCATTTATGACCCTTCGCAGCAGATGCCGGGCAACATTTCCGGCAAAGCCTTGAACGGTCAGCAGCAACAAGTTGACTTAACAAACTTTGACTTTTACGACAACTTGACTAAATCTATTGGACACACTGGCAAGATTATTTTGTCAATGATTCCTAAGATTTACGATACAAAGCGCGTAATGCGGATTATTGGCGATGACGGCAAGCCAGACCTTGTAAACATTAATACGCCACAGCAAAGCCAAGAAAACCCAGCAGTGCAGACCGTCTTACACGATATGTCGGTTGGGACTTACGATGTAGTCATGGATACTGGCCCCGGCTACAGCAGCAAACGCCAAGCCGCAGTAGAGGCAATGATGCCGCTGATTAACGGTAACGCTCAGCTATTTGCAACGGCTGGAGATTTGATCTTTAGAAATATGGACTTTCCCGGCGCAGAAATCATTGCTGACCGCTTGGCCGCTGGTAATCCTATGTCGCAGATTGACGATAAATCACCAGTGCCGCCACAAGTGCAAATGCAACTTAAAGCCAATCAAGCGCAAATGCAGCAAATGCAACAGCAAGTCCAACAATTGCAGCAAGTTATCAAGCAGCGTCAAGACATTGAGCAAGTTCGGCAAGACGCAGAGACTAAGCGTGTATTGCTTAAAGAAACCAACCGCGCTCATGAAATGGAACTGCACGACCAAGCAACCCATGCAGATATGCGGATGAAAGTAGATACACAAGCGCACGATACAGTGCTTAAAACACAAACGCAGCTAGATATTGAGCATATCAAAGGCCAGTTTGCTTTGATGCTGGCTAACCTAGACAAAGGTGCAATGCACATTGCCTCTGGTGAAGCTATAGAACGTGCTATTTGATATTCATTTTAAATTGGGGTATTATTAACCAACCTTACCGGCGAGTTACACCGGGTTTAATCCTTGAGGAAACTCATGTCACTTGAAGAACGTCTGGCTACTAATTTGGTAACCAGTGAAAATTTGGCTGAATTTAACGCGAAGAAAATGGGTTTAGCTGACCGCGCACCGTCTGCGGCTGATGTTGAGGAAACTCCGTCAGAGCCAGACGAAAAGCAAAATCAGAGTGAACCGGCTGAGCGTGAAAAGGAAGCGGCGTCTACAGAAGAAAAGAAACAGAATCCTAAACTTGAGAAACGATTCTCAGAGTTGACCAAGCAACGCGAACAAGCAAGGCAAGAAGCCGCGCAAGAACGCTCCGCAAGGGAAGCTATGGAAATTCGTTTGAAGGCTTTAGAAGGTCAGAGGCAACCAACCCAAACGCCAAAGACCGACCAAAAGCCTGACGCTTCACAATTTACTGATGCCTTTGAATATGCAGAGGCTTTAGCTGAGTGGAGTGCAGAGAATGCGCTAAAGAATCGGGACAAGCAAGACGAAAACCGTAGAGCTAACGATGAGCGCCAGAAGGTTATTACCTCTTGGTCGGCAAAGTTGGAAGCGGCTAAATCTGAAATGCCTGATTATGAAGACATGGTGGCATCTAGTGATGTGGTCGTTTCTGACCAGATTCGTGATGCTATTCTAGATAGTGATGTTGGCCCTAGAATCCTTTATCACTTGGCAGAAAACACCGATGCGGCTAAAAAGCTGGCGTCAATGTCTCCAACTAGCGCAATGCGTGAGATTGGGAAGCTGGAGGCTCGTT